TATTACTCTGACCGGGATAGAGTTCACTGGTTTTAGCGGCTCAAACGATGCCAACGGGTCAACCGTCGAGTTTTTAGCAACGACTGGCACGGCCACGCTTAACTTGGTTGATTGTACGGTCGGTGGCGCAACGCCAACATGGGATTCAGGTGGTGGTGGCAATTTTGGCGTAGATGACGCGGCTGGCATTACTGTGACGGTTGTTGTGGCACCGGTAACGACTAAAGCGACCGTTGAAGATTCAGATGGTAATATGATCGAAGATGCGCGCGTGTTTTTGGAAACAGCAGATAATGGCGGCGGGTCGGGTTTGCCCTATCAGGCGGCAGTTAGTACTCTAACACAAAGCAGCGGAACGGCTACATTAACCGCGTCATCTGCTCATGGCTTAGCAACGAATGATTACGTTGTGATACGTGGGGCCAATAACGAGGGTTATAACAGAACAGCACAAATTACCGTAACCAGCACAACTGTCTTTACCTATTCTGTTCCATCAGGTGAACCGTCGCCGGCAGGAGGCACGCCTGTATTCAGTTATTGTCCTATTTCGGGGTTGACCGATTCACTCGGCGTTATACAATCTTCGAAAACGTGGCCGGCATCGCAAGGGCTATCAGGGTGGGCGCGTAAATCTACATCATCGCCATATTTTGTTGAGGCAGGCATTAGTATAGCTGACGCGAGTAGCGGCACGGATTTATTATTAGCACTCCAATCGGATGAATAGACCATGAGCAATTTAGGCGCAACTACCGGTAAAGAACCGGATCATATAGAAGATGAGGATTTGCTTTCTCTTGAGGAAATGCGCGGCACGATGCAGGATATAAAGGCCGCCGCGCTAACAAACAGTGAGAAAGCGACTGTTCGTGGTGTCTTGAATGAAATGGAAGTCCTGAAAGACATGATGGCCAAGCAGGACGAGCAGAATAACAGACTTGTAAATCTTTACTCGACATTGCGCGGCGAATTCGATGCATTCAAGGTAAATTATGCAGCAAGTCTGAACTTGAAGGTCGCTGGCGGGTCTACAACACCGGAAGATTGGAATGGCGCTAACTCTTGATCCGGCAACGAGATTGATTTCGATACCTCAAGCGGATTTAACATTTGTTTCGGGGACGCTGTATTCGCTTGATACGGATCAATTTCGCAAAGATGTTATGGATCTGCTTGCAGGCGAATCCTATATCTGGATGCCAGATGCATATTCTCACAACGGAGAGGTGACAGTTGCGGGGACAACCTTTGCCCGCACGTTGGAATTTATAAATAGCTATAGTGTTCAATTCGAGGATACCGGAAGTCAATACAGTGTACGGCTAGAAGGCTCTAATAATAATATTTTCGATGTTGAAAATGGCATTCTGACGCCGACGGATAAAGTCACGATCATCCCAACTAACTCTGCTGGCTTGATTGACGGAGGCGCGACAGCAAGTGAATTGTGGAGCTATATTATAGAAACTGGTTTTACTGCTGAAGAAATGATGAGGCTAGTTGCCGCGTCTCTTGCGGGCAAACTTAGCGGAGCGGGGACAACTAACGTTAAAATACGTGATCTGAACGATACTAAGGACCGCATTGACGCAACGGTAGATGCTTCCGGGAACAGAACTGCTGTAACATTGGATGATACTTAATGTTTCCTCCGGTCTATTTTGCAACGAATTATTTTGCAGCAAGGTTTTTTTCGCCTGATTCTGGGCCTATATCTTTAATAGAAACCACTAGGCAGTCGGCCAATATTCTTGTCGTCGGGCAAATGATGACACGATAATGGGATTGAATGAATTTGAAATGGGCCTTCGCGAACTGTTCGGCACCTACGGCGGATTTATGTTTCCTCTACCTGATATTGCAGGAAAATACAAAGGAAAGAGTCTGGCCGTCTGCGGTGATGCCTCTTGTATCTGGGACGATCTGGAGGCCCTTGGTTGCAAGAAAACGCACAGGCGCGGTAGTATCGAAAAAGATGGTTGGGACTTCATGACCGTCAATAAGCTGGGGGAGGTTTTCCCTGGAAATATTGAGCATTGGTACTCTAATGAAGCCCAGCACATGAAAAAATTTATAGAAGCACGAAGGGTTGAATATAAGTATGAATTTCATGGACCTAATCACACCCATTCCTGTAATAAAGGGGCTAAATGGCATTGGCCCTGGGGAGGGCATGGAACTTCGGGACTTTCTGCCGTACTCACCGGAATTGGCCTCGGCTACGATAGAATTGCAATCTGCGGTATTCCATTGGATGACGGCCCTCACAATGGCGAGCCTCCCTGGAGAAAATGCAACTTCAAAAGGGAAGCCCCGGACGATAAAGATGGAAATCCCGATCTTCACTGGCGAAAAGCTATTCAATTGGGCTTTGACGGGAAAGTAATCGCTTTATCTGGAAGGCCGAAAGAGTGGATCGACCGTTACTCATAATTTCTCCCGGAAGGTCGGGGAGTTCATACACTGCCAAGCAATTCCACGATGCAGGAGTGTTTGGGGGGATTTTAAGAAAAGGCGATAGGCACAACCCTCAAGGGTATTTTGAGAATATTAAGCTGCACCGAGAGTTGAGAATATGGTATGGAATAGACTGGGTATCAGGGCCTTTTCCTCAAGAACATACTGATTGGAATAAACACGTTTGCCAGGTGATGAACCGAGAGGGCTATCAAGGCGGTCCTTGGTTCTTCAAATGTGGCGCATTTTATTGGGAAACATTCCAATCCTTCAATCCAGTCTATGTAAAGGTCTGGAGGGATAGAGAAAAGATTCTTAATTCCTTCAAGAGAACAGGTATGCTCGCGCGATTTGGTGAGCAAATGCCACAGATAGTCGATAGACAGCACGAAGCAATGAAATCTATTCCGGGAATTGACGTTTACATATGAAACAAATAGACGGTATTTGGTGGCCCGATTCTGACAAAGAATGCCATCCAGTTGTCCCCAGGCATGTGAGGGATATGAACAAAGCACTACCGCTTTGTCGGAGCAGAAAGTGTGTCGTACAAGCTGGCGGCAATGTCGGTGTTTGGGCGGGACACTTGGCAAATGAATTTGAAACTGTTTGGACTTTCGAGCCGGAAAAGGAAAACTACGCCTGCCTTGAAAGAAACCTGCAAGGCGTCGATAATATTCACCATATTAATGCTGCTCTTGGTCACAAAGCTGGTGTTGCTGGTATGCATAGGGTCCCTAATAACGCTGGGGCGCACTGGCTTATCAAGGGTGAGGAAGATATTCCAGTTATAACGATTGACAATTTGAAGTTGCCCGCCTGTGACTTGATGATTTTGGACACAGAAGGCAACGAACCAGACATCCTTGTTGGGGCCAGAGAAACGTTAGGCGCCCACAAACCTGTGCTCATGATTGAAGACAAAGGGCTCTCCGAACGCTTTGGAGCCCCACAAGGATGGACTGACGCCATAGAAGGTTATCAAGTGGTCGATAGAGTTCACAGGGATGTTATTTTGGTGCCGGAATGAGAATAATTCTTGTCCGTCAAGGGGGAAAATACGGGCCAGAGTATGTCACTAACCTAAAACGACAAATTTACGCACATGAGTCCCTTGTCGGATCGGTTATCACACTAGACGATACAGAGCTATGCACTAATCTCAAAGGCTGGTGGGCTAAGCTTGAATTATTCGCCCCCTGGAATGCAAGATATAGGCCAGCGCTTTATCTCGACCTAGACACAATCGTTCACGGTAGATTGTTTCGGTATAAATCTCGATGTTTTACCATGGTTGAGGATTTCATGGACCGTTGTCCGGCGAATTCAAGCGTCATGTGGCTGCCGAAAGATACTTCACATATTTGGGATGCCTTTCAAGAAGACCCTGAAGGAATTATGGACCGCTGTCGTCGAGGCGGTGACCAATTGTTTTTATCAGATTTTTGCGAGAAGAAATGGAAAACGCCAGATGATGGCATTGTCAGTTTTAAGCAACATTGTAGCGACGGGCCTGCAGGGAATATTATCCAGTTCCACGGAAAACCAAAACCGCACGAATTAGATGGGTGGGTTGCAAAGCTCTGGCGAGCTGACACGTCTGGTTAATGCTTTAAAGTCTCAGGTAGACGCAAATAAGCTAAACAGTTACGATCCATATCATTGGCAATCCGACTTTCACGCGGCGGGGAAAAATCATCCAGAGCGGATGCTGATGGCCGCAAACCGCGTGGGCAAAACGATGTCTGCCGGGGCGGAGATCGCCTACCATTTAACCGGTGAATATCCAGATTGGTGGGAAGGAAAAAGGTTTGAGTCTGAAACACTTGTATGGACGGGCTCACCCACCAACGAAACATCAAGAGATATTGTGCAGAATGAACTCCTTGGCGGGCTAGGAGATAAATTAGGAACAGGGTGGATTCCCAAAAGTAAGATCGTAGGAAAGCCAACCACTCGACAAGCTGGTGTGAAAAATGTTGTCGACTCCTTCCAGGTTCGACATAAAAACGGCAAAGTATCCACTTGTGTACTAAAAACCTACGAACAGGGCTGGCAGAAATGGCAAGGCACGGCTCCGCACGTTGTGTGGATGGATGAAGAGCCGGATGATTATAAGATATTCTCTGAATCACAAACTCGTGTTCTAACCTCTGGTGGTATTGTTCTAGTTACCTTCACTCCCCTTTTGGGCATGACTGATCTGGTTGAGCACTTCATGGAGAGTGGTCAAGGGATTTATTTGAAGGGTGCGACGTGGGAAGACGCGCCGCATCTTGCAAAGGAAGACCGCGACAGGCTGGCAAACTCATATAGAGCCCATGAGCGGGAAGCTAGGACCCGTGGCATCCCAATGATGGGCGAGGGCGCAGTGTATCCTGTCGCTGATTCCTCTGTTTCTGTTCCCGCATTTGAAATTCCTGATCATTTTGCGAGGATAAAGGGTTGCGATTTCGGAATGGCGCATCCCGCTGCTGGAGTAGAGATCGCGTGGAATCGTGATGCCGATATTATTTACGTCATAGATTGTTACAAAAAGGCGGATGAAACAGCTCCATATCACGCGGCTTGGCTATCCAAGAATAACAAACACGTCCCAGTTTCATGGCCGCATGACGGAATGAACCGCGAAAAAACAGGCGGCAGAACGCTCGCAGACGCATACAGGGCACACGGAGCGAATATGCTTTCTAAGTCTGCAAGATACCCTCGGACTCCCGGAGAGAAGGAAAAAGGCGGCGCACAGCCTGTAGAGCCGATTATTGATGAGATTCTTGAGAGAATGATGACTGGTAGATTTAAGGTCTTTTCTCACCTTCATGAATGGTTTGAGGAAAAAAGAAGCTACCACAGGAAAGATGGCAAAATAGTGGACCGGAGAGACGATATTCTGAAAGCCACAGCATACGCGGTGATGATGAAGCGCTATGCAGTTCCCTTAACGATCTCAGGGAGGCTAAGCGGCATTCCCATGCAACCAATAGCATCGGTCAGAGTATGAAGTCTTATTTAGAGAAAAGCTTCAGTGAGATCGGGGTAAAGCCTGTAAGTCGCAGAAAAATCAACGGACAAGATATTCTTCTTGCCGATGGGTTTGTCTCAAAACCGTATCCTGCTTTGAAGAAGTTCGGGATTGACAAAGATGACTTCCCTCAAGGCTGTTATACGACTGTCTGGTTGTGGGGCAAAGACGATAAAATTGGATTAGGGTTGCCGATATTCTTTGATCCCCTTCATAATATTGAGCATCCCCTTTCTTCACGCCAGACAATGAGAATTAACACAGCAGTAAACCACGCGCGGCGCTCAATTGAAGCATTTATGAGAGAAAAACTAGATGCCTAGTCAAAGTGACGTTAAGAAAATCTCAGACGGGAAGGCGACGCCGAAAAGACGGTTTGATGCGCGTGATTGGGCCTTTATCGCTGAATACGTCATTGACACATGGAATACCCGGAAAAATAGACGTAAGGATAGAGAAAGACATTGGGAGGAGATTGACCGTCAACTCGCGATGATCCCTGATGTTGAATTTAAAAAGCTTCCCAACGGAAAAGTTGACACTAATAAACTGTGGATGGCGGAAATGGAACTGCCGCTACAGGCTCAGGCTTTGGAAGTTTTAAACGCTGATGCTCGCAGATTTCGTTTCCCCGATGTGGGGCCGTGGTTTCGCGCTCACACTGAGCTAACGGATGATTTTCTTGATAAAATTGACTTTGGGGCTTTAATTCTTGGTGATAAGGCCGAGGTTCCCTCTCAAATAGACCAAGACAACGCAGACAAGCTCGCTGAGGGCTTTCTTCTGCATCACATGCGTCAATATGACTTTGAAACAAGAACCAACCACGTAGACGCGGAAGCCTTTAAATATGGAATGGGCGTCGCCCGTGCCCGGATGGAAACAAAGAATATCTACATCCACGAATCAAGAGGAGTAAAGAAGGAAAAACAAAGAATTCCCATTTTCGTGCCGGTTTCGATAAAGAAGACCTATCTGGACGACACTCCTCCGTCGATGCATTCGGCTCAGAGTCTTGGGCAGGCGCATATTATTGAAGACCACCTGCGCTTGGAAGATTTGATTCTTGCGGCTAATAAAGGCTCTACCGATCCAGATGATGAAGACGGCGGTTGGATGCCCGCCAATTTGAAGAATATCGAAGCAGATGATGATGGCTTTATAACGCTTCTGGAAATGGAAGGCGATATAGTCGTTCCTCGTAAAACTACCAGAAGCATGACCATTCCTGGTGCAATTGTTACCGTGGTCGTCGGGTCGGAAGGAAAAGACAAAAAAGCTACCAAGGGTATAGTAAGATTTAGGTTTAGAAAACAACCGTTTAGCTCGTATCTGTTATTCCCGTATCATCATGAGCATATTGATTCTCCATACGCGACCTCTCCACTAGAGAAAGGCCGTCCAGTTCAAATTATGGCTACGGACGCCCTTAATAGGTTGATGGACGCGGCAATGCTGAAAAACGCACCTCCGGTTGGATATGATAGAAACGATCAGATTTTCGCAGCGCAAGGTGGACCGATTATTCATCCATATGCGAAATGGGGCACAATAGATAATTTGAACGTTCATACAGAAGTGGGCGGCGATCCCTCGACCCTAGCGAACACCCTCACGCTTGCGATTAACCTTTACGCTGAATTGACGGGCATTTTACCTGCCCGATTGGGCGCTCAGACCGTTTCTCATACAACCGCTTTTGCAAAAGATGCCGAACTCCAAAGAGGTTCCGTAAGAACAGTAAATTACGTTCGTCAGACTGGTAAGGGCGCAATGACCCGCTGGCTTGACATGGCCTATAAAATGGGTCGCGAGGCCCTCAGTACGAACGACACAGCGTCGTTTTACATTGATGCCTACGGTGGGTATGTAGATATAGGAAAAGACGCGCTGCCAGAGAAATCTATATTTGAGTGGTTTGGTGCTGGCGGGCCTGCAGAGGAAGCAGCCAAGAATCAAGCAAGATTGAATAGTCTCAACCTCGCAGCCCAGATGGACCAAATCAGTCAGGCTCAGGGCAATCCGCCAACCGTAAACATTCCAGAAGCTATTAAACAAGTCCTGCGGGACGGAAAGTGGACTGACATTGACACCGTTACCAACAGTGACGCAGCTACTTCAAACGCTGCGGGATCATCCGAACTTCAGGGAATTGATCCAGGCCTTGCCGGGGTCGTCTCTACGGCCCTACAAACCAGCCAATTCGGGAACTCATAAGCCTATCGAAGTTGTAGGTGCGGATCACTGTTATTATAGCGGTCGACTAGATCAATATAAGCAAACGGTCGAATTCCTGACCGGCAAACCATTTCAAGAATAACCCAACGGGTTATAGGGCGGAAGCCCTTTTTTAATTCGCGATGAGGAGAAATCATGAGCGAAGACAAGCAAACTGTGGCTGAAGAAACCGAACCGGAGGCAAAGCCTGCCGTGGAGGAGTCTAGCGCACAGGATGACGGCGACGACCTTGATAGCCTTTTAAATCAATTCGATGAGGGGACCAAGGAAGAAGCCAAATCCACGCCCGAACAGGCGGCGGATAACGAGACTCTAACCAGACTGACGCAGCTTGAAAAGCAACTCGCTGACCAGCAATTCCAAAACGACATGACGACTGTTGTTGGGAAGGTCCGGGGCGATATGGACCCCGAGCTTTTTGATGACACATTCGTGGAGGCTTGGGTTGACGCTGCGGCGAGGAAGCAACCAAAGCTGCAAAAGGCATGGGAGAGCCGCCACAAAGACCCCTCTGGGTTTAACAAGGTGGTTTCTGCATTGGGCCGAGACTTTAATAAGAAGTTCCAGTCTATGCCGGATAAAGCTGCAACAGAGGATCGTGAGGCCGTCACACAAGCCGTTCGGGGAGCGTCGAATAAGGCTCCCGATAGTGGCGACGCGCCAGACTTTTCTAGCATGAGTGATGCTGAGGCGCGCGAAGCCATGCAAAAGATGGGGATTCAAAACCCCGGATTTTAAAAGCGGGAGCCATGCCATAGGAGAAAAACATGGCTCTCACAATAACAGCTACTGATACTGAGCTACAAAAGCCAGTTAATGTAGTCTTTAACCAAACTTTTTTGCGTCGTGCGCAGCAGATGGCCCCGTATTTTGCGGGTACTATGCCGGGTACGATTAACGAACAGATGGGTACGTCCACGATTAAGTGGCGTCGTATCGAACAGGAAACGCCGACTACTACGGCACTTTCTGAGCTGACTGGTAACGCTGCATATATGCAGGGTCGTGACGCTGATGTTCCGTCTTTCACGGATGTTACGGCGACTTTGGCAAAATATGGCCAGTTCTACATCGTTAATGAGGAAGTCGACCTTTATAACCCGAACGGCACAACCAACGAGCTGGTTGCTGTTTTGGGTGAATCTGCGGGTCGCTCCCTTAACC